TTCAGCACTCGGTCAAGGTAGCGTTCCCGGGCCATCTGGGCCCTTCGGTCTTCCTTCGACTGCTTCTGTCCTGCTTCTTGAAGTTCCGAGTCGACCGTCATACCGAAGTAGATAACCGCCTCGTCGAAGCAGTAGGCAACGTAGCTGCCCTGCTCCAAGCCCATGATCTCACTTGGACTTTTTCTTGCCGCCTTTGCCTTGGCCCAGACTAGCCAGATCTGCTTCGGCTTCGCGACGAAAGGTGGCAACATCTTCCGTTCCTCCAGTCACCCACTGGAAGAGGAACATCTTGTCCTCGTCGTCGATCTCATCGATGTAGAGGAGGTCGTCGTCTTTGGCGTCCTCGATCTGGTCTTCGGTCGGGTCGTCGAGGATGTCATCTTCCTCGTCGTAGACGTCAGGAAGCGGATTGACCCTCGGGTTGAGAACGCAGGCGATCACGATCTGATCTACGAGCTGGTACATCTCGTTGACCATGTTCATGTCGAGGTTGTCCCCGTCGATGAACGCAGACTGGTCCACACCCTTGCCCTTGTTGAGCGCGTCCTCGACGAGAGGGAGCAGCGGGTTGGGAACATCGCCCTGCTTGATGAACGCCCGGAGCTCGACTCGACGGGCAGTGACTGCAAGGCCGGAGGGCAGATGCAGAAGACGACCCTTCTTCAGCCTCTTGAACTCCTTGATGGAGGAGGCAGAAGCAACCTCGGCCGTGCCTTCGGCGCGGGTTGCAGGGTTTCCAGAACGCGTCTTCTTCTTTGCGGTGGTGTCACTCATCTTGCGGCCCTCCAGGGGGTCTGTGTTTTTTGGATGGGGTTATTTAGTTGTTGTCGTTGGGAGCATGGATCGGGCATATCGTCATATCGTATCGTTCGTATGCACCTAAAGGTGCATATACGATAACGACAATAACGATAATCCCCTCATGCCCCGATACTTTTGCTGGGGGGGATTGTTTTTCCCAACTCCAGTATCGGGGCTCGAGGTTACTTCTTCTTCTTCTTCTTGCGGCGCCCGCCACCCTTGGCGAAGGGGGCAGCCTTCTTGCCGCCGAAGTTGGAGATGCCCTTCTTCGCCATCAGGAGATCGCCACCGCGGTCTCGTTCTGAACGAAGTCGTACAGCTTGTACGTCGGGCTCGCACCCTGGGTGTCACCGAAGCCCGTACCCCCCGCGGAGAGCAGGAAGAAGGCGCCGTTGCCGAACTCACCCTCCAGGCTGTCGTCCGCCTTGCAGCGGTAGCAGATCCCGTGGACGTCACCACCCGAGTCGGAGATGGCCTGACCCTCGGCCTGGAAGTACGGCCGCGAGTCGGTCGTGAGCTTCGAGTAGATCTTCTTCTGCGCCGGCGTGGTGCCCGAGCTGGTGATCGTGCCTCCAGCCATGACCTTGAACGCCTCGAACGGAAGACCACCCGACTCGAGCGACCAGGAGACCGTGGGCCCCTTGCCGTGCGAGCCCGCGGTGATGTCGTCACCCTCGAGCGTCTCGAAGTCCTCGCTGTCGCTGAAGCTGAACGTCCTGGCCACCGGCAGATCGACCGCAGTACCGAGAGTACCAGTGTCAGAGAGCGGCGTCAGCTTGACGTCACGAAGCCCGAACGGCAGCGCGTGCGTGTTGAGCGGCATGCTGCGTACCTTCCTTCTGATTCTTGGGCTCCGCGAATCGCTTCGTCGAAACCACTTGTCCTGTTGTGATGTCGATGGTGTGGAGGACAGTGATGCCCTTGGCGTACCCGCAAGCACGCCTTCTGCATCGAACCTCGAGCCACCGACTGTCGGTCAGACGGCCGTAGAGTGTGCCATCGCATCGTAGGTCAATGGTCATTTCCCTACCCTTTCCCTATCGATGCGAGATGATGACGGGTTGAATGATGCGCGAGCGAGTAACCCACTCGATCAGGAGAGCTTCCTAATCGCCGTGAGGTATGCACGCGATCACTTGATCGTGCGCGATCAGCGAGTGCTGCTGCTCGTGGTCTTCTTCGCCGGGGAGGCCTTCGCCTTGGCGTCAGCGACCCCAGTCTGCGGGGTCACGCCTTCACCCGACGCCTCGTCTTGAGAGTCGGAGCGGTCCGCTTCTCCGTCGTCAGTCTGCTCTTCACTGTCCTTCACCTCCTCAAAGCTGAAGTCGCCGAAGGTGCCGGTCTTGGAGGTCAGCACCTTGGCCACCTCGGCGTCGACCTCCGTGGGCTCGCCCTGGGCGAAGGAGATCTTCTTGGCCTCCACACCCTCCTTGGCGAAGTCCTTGGCGCCGAACTCCTGGAAGTCGGAGGTGCCCGTGTACTTGATCTTGGTCATGCCACTGCCTTTCCCTTGCTGATGATGGCTTGGAACCGAACGTAACGAAAGAGGGTGTTGTACGTCTCGTTGTTGAACTCCTGAGAGGTCTCCAACCACCTCACCTGCGTTACATGATCGACCGGACTGCTGGCATTGGTCAACAACCTCTTGACCACCTCGATGATGTCGTCAATCCGGCCAAAGTCGCCGCCATCATCGTGGATCCAGATTTGGAAGAACTGCCGGTGAGCTTCGTGGTCAGTGTCTTCCGCGAGGTCTTCGTTCGTGTTGTTTCCCAGGCCGTAGACAATGAAGGGCTTGAGGATGTTGAAAGTCTCTTGCGAGCGTCGAGGCATGACCTGAGCACTCATCCGGTCGGCGGAGTACCCCATCGCAACCTGAAGCTCTGCGCTACCCACCAAAAGATCATACAGCCAAGCGCGCATTAGAAGTCACCCCCGCCTAGCTCGCCTACATGCATGAAGATACCACCCATGCTGTCGAGAACCTGGGGGCCCAAAGCCTCGATCGTCGGGAGGATGATGGCGTACTCGCCGTCCTGAATCGTCTCCAGCCAGATGCCGTAGTCAACCGAGTGGTGCAGGTCGATCACGATGTCCATGCCCTCACGACTTACGGTCGCTTCGAGGCCCGAGCGAGCATTGCCGGTGATGTCTGACCAGGGAGCATTGGCCTGGGCGTAGGCCTGCATCTCCTCAGCACCTCGACGGGCGGCTTCCATGACATGCGCCGCCATCCCAGCAGCAGCAATGTTGAGGGTACGACCGATCCCATCGTTGACTTCGATGTCCATGCTCAGGGGAGCTCCGGCCCGTCGCCTAGCCACTGTAATCCACCTGAGCTGCTACTCGAATCTCGGTCTTGAAGTCGATGGTTGCCACCGTGAACTCATCACCTTGCCAGGTGAAAGTATCATCCTTCTCGATGTTCAAGTTCCATCGACCAAGAAGAACGTAGGGGAGATCGGGGAGGTTGCCCAGCTCGGTGTTGATGAGGAACTGGGTCATCCTACGCTTGAACGGGATGAGTGCCACCTGCTGGGGCGGCAGAGTAAAGCCCGTGCCCCACTTCCATCCGCCACCCGCGGTAGAAAGCTTCGGCTTACGCTCGAGGGAAATCAGAATCCCCTCGTTGTTGATGATCTGGTTGATCTGGCGGCGACCCATGATCCGCTCAACGGCGTTTACCATTCGACCGCCGGGCGCTTGATGCGACCCACCCGAGCACGACCCTCAGTGGGCCCTCCCGAGCTCCTCTGATACAGCTTGATCATCTCCAGCGCATGATCCAGCAGCTGGGAGTACTTCTTCTGCGAGTTGCCTTCGGTGGTATCCACCAGGTTGGAGAGCCGCGCGGCCTTGACCCTCCAACCTTCGTACCCAGCACGATCGAGACTCGGTGTGGAGCTGATGTACTCCTGCACCTCCCTGTCCGTAAACAGGGTGTCTTGCTCGTCGCCACCCGAGGGGATGTCCTCCCCAAGGATGGAACGAAGCCGCGCGATCTCAGTCCTGGGCATGGTGGATGCTCCGATCAGCGGTTGTTCTCGAGGAGCGAGACGAGCTCGCTCTTCTTGCGGACGCCGGAGGTGTCGAGGGGCTCCTGACCGGCCTCAGCGCGCTCGGCGTTGACCCGCTTGACCTCGGCCTTGAGAGCCGCCGAGGACCACTCCGAGTACGGCTTGCTGGTGTCGGTCTCCTCAGAAGCGAGCTCCGCCTGAGCGGAAGCTGCCTCCTCCTGAGCCTTCTCGAGCTCGTCGCGGCTGTCGAGGACCTTCTCGTTCGAGTCCTCCACCTCCACACCATCGGTCGCCGGGTTGACGCCCGCGTTGTCGGCGGCCTGGCGGTCCTCCCGCTGAAGCAGGCGACCTCCGGTCGTGTCGTACGCGGTGTCGGGGTTCTCGATGGTGGCGTTCTCGCCCACGCCCGGCTGACCGGACTGGAGCGGCGCGAGGCCACCCCCGGTCTGAGCAGCCATCTCGCGGTCGGGAATGCCGGCGTTGCCGGTGTTGGGCACCGAGCCGAGGAGGTCCTCCTGGGCCTGGGCCATCTTCTCCGCAGCCCACCGGGGGTCATTGCTGACCTCGGTTCCGTCGGGCATGAGGAACTTGACGATGTCGTCACTCATGGTTCAGTTCTCCGTTTCCTGGTCAGGTCTTCTACGCGGATCAGGCGTAGATCGCCGGGACGGTGTAGGTGGCCGACGCGGAGACCTGAGCGACGATGCCCGCACCGCGGTGACGGATGCCGGTGCCGAAGCCCCGCTGGTAGAAGGATTCGATCAGCGGGTAGCCGTTCCGGTTGCCCGGGATGAGGCTGAGCCCACGGAAGCTCGGGTTCTTGTGCTCCCGGATTCCGATGGGGTTGCCGATGTTGTCCGACCCGCCGGTGACGATGCCCGCCAGGTAGCCCGCCGGGATGTAGTCCTCCTGCACCACGTGCCACGGGCCGTAGGTCCCGATCTGGCCGGGCACCTCGCCCTGCGGCTGGTTGAGGATCTGGGTGTTGGTCGCGACGACCACCCCGCCACCGTAGCCGATGGTCGGCAGGAAGTCCCAGGTGGCGCCCGAGGAGACCCTCCAGGTCTTGATGATGTCGCCCTCCTGCTTGTTCACCCAGAGCACCTTCTTGTACTCGGGGAACTTGTACCCGTGGTGGGTCAGGTGGGTGTCCATCGCCTCGACCACGGCCGGCGTCAGCGTCGCCGAAGCGGCGAGACCCGTCGAGGTGAGGTAGTGGTTGTGCGTGCCCAGGTGGGTGTAGGTGCTGTAGGGCGGCGGGACCTCGCCATCCCCGTTGTAGAACTTGTAGACCGTGACGGGAAGGTTCTCGTCGGTGATGCCGGTCTGGTTCACGGGGTTGAACAGGGTCTTCATGACCTTGCTGAAGAGCAGGCGGTTGTCCGCCTCCAGCGCCTGGTTGGCGAGCTGTCGC